GTCGTACCGGACGGGTTCGAACGGGCCACCGCATGGGCGAGGCGGCCGCCGGAGGAGTTCGTCGACGAGATCGCGGTGGAGCGGGCGTGTCGCGGTGAGGCGGTGGCGTTGAACCGGCTGGAGCGCCGGGCGGTGGTGGCGACGCTGGTGCGCCGGGGCCAGTTGTCGCTGCGGGAGATCGCCGCCCGGGCGGGCATGGACAAACGGTCGGTGACGCGGGCTAAGGCTGCGTTGCGGGAACGGCGGGCGTCATGAGCGGGCGGATGGTTGATGCCAGCGAGATCGTCGGCGTGTTGGAGATCGCCCAGATGCTCGGACTTGGTCGTCCGCGCGTTTACCAGATCATCGAGGAGTCGGATTTCCCGCCGCCAATCGCGACGGTGGGGAAGGTGGGCCGGTTGTGGCTGCGTTCGGAGGTTGCGGCCTGGCATGAGGCCCGTCCCAAGCGCCCGTTACCGCAACACGGCTCAGTTTCGATGTATACCAACGCCGGTTGTCGTTGTGTTGAGTGCCGGGCGGCCCAAGCCGCGTACATGCGCGGGTACAACCGTCGCAAGCGGGAGGCGTCATGAGACGCGAGTCGTTGACCGTCCACCACTACACGGAGGACCCGGACTCGGGACCGGACCACCGGGGCGAGTACCGGTGTCTGTGCTCTCTGCCGCTCAAGTCACGGTGGCATGACGTACCAGAACGCAGCGACGAAGAGAGGGAACTCGCTGACCGCATCGTTGGCGAAAACCGTTGACAGCAAAGGGATTGAGCTAGGTGTCCGAACGTTTGTCGGGTATGATGGGTGGGCCGGCTGGAGCGCGTGAACGCTCAACAGCCGACCACTTGACACCGTTGCGTGAGAACGGAGCCCGGCAATGAGCATGCCGAACCCCCCCGACAGTGCAAGCCCTCGGCGTGTCGTGCCGCCGGCTGAGCGTCTGGTCCTGACCTACACGATGCGGCTCTGGCATATCTCCAAGCCGGACAACCCGTTCTACTCGCTGTGCTCGGAGTGGACCCGCGAGCCGGGTGGCGGCACACCGCGGTTCTCTGACGTCTGCCGGCGCTGCCTGAAGTCGTACCAACGCGAACTTCGAGAGCGTGTCTGATGTCACTCCAGTGGGTGCGCCTCGAAACGTCGATGCCGGACAACCCGAAGATCCTTCACCTGATCGAGTCCCACCGCGAGGGCATGGCCGCCGCGTTCGTGTGGGTGTGCTCGCTCGCCTACGCCGGCAAGCACGGCACCGACGGGTTCATCACCAAGAGCGCACTCGGCCGGATCAACGGCAAGACCGTCCATGCCCGTCTGCTCGTCGACCATGTGCTGTGGAAGGACGAGGGCGTTGGCTGGACGATCAACGGCTGGACCGAGTACCAGCCGAGCAACGACGAGACACAGGCACGGACGGAGCGTGCTCGGCGGGCTGCGTTCGCACGGTGGCATAAGGACTTGGGCGCATGATGCTTGATGCATATGCACAACGCATGCCGGATGCATTGCTAGGACGCAGTGCGGATGTCGGATGCCGAATGCAATGCACGTACATACAGACGTACTTACGTAGAACTCTACTCAATGTGAGAGATCAATCTTTCGGTCCGTACCACGGGCGCACGTACGACGATTTTCACCAATTGGGGGCCGGCATGAAGTCCAAGATCGCAGCGATCGGCCTGGTGTTGGTTCTCGCCGGCTGTCCCGCACCTACCGAACCGGCGCCAGCGCCGGTACACCCCGGCGCGTTCTGCTCGCCGGAAGGCGCCACCGGCCAAACCGAGTCCGGTACTGCCATGGTGTGCCGCCGCGAGTCCGGCGAAGAGCGTCCGCGCTGGCGCGGCGTAACCCCCTAACACACTTGAGACAGAGGAGCTGAACCCCGCATGACCCAACCCACCGAGTATGAGCAGGCGTTACGGGCCGAGATCGCCGCCATCCGCCGCATCGTCGCCGCGTTGGACAAGCTGGACCCACCCGTGCAGGAGCGGATCGTCCGCTATCTCGTCGACCGGTACGAGGTGACGAAGTGACAGACAAGATCAGCACCGAAGAGAAGCAAGCCGCGTATGACGCGCGGTGGGGCGAACCAACGGACACCTACACGTGGGACTACGTCGTCGACAAGGTGTGGCCGCTCGCCGAGGCCCGCGGATACCAGCGGGCTATCGACACCCTGCGGGACGAGGACACGGTGGCGCGGCTGAACGCTGGCGGCGACATGGACTCGTACGACTGGTCTTACTCCATCGCCGCCGACTTCCTTGAGTCCCCGCAAGGCCGAGCCATGAACGACAAGATCGGTACTGAAGGAGACGCATCCATGAGCACCATTCCCGGATTCAACAGCATCGAGTCGGAGGCGCTTGCTCCAGGCGAGGCGCTGATCCTGTCGAAGGACCCGGACCACAATGCGCGGGTCGCGAACGCGCCAGACGGGCGGTGGCGGGCCGAGTGCCGCTGCGGCTACGTGTCGGCATGGACCGGCGAGCTCAAGGCCATGGCCGCCGTGTACGTGCACGGCACTTCAGCCTTCAAGATCGTCCCGTAAGGCCGAGTCATGAACACACAAGATCGCACCGAGTACGGCGAAGAATCGTCGATGGAGAAGTGCCCGACGTGCGGCACGACGATCATCAAGTTTGACCCGCCGCTGTACTTCGAGGCCGACGAGATGTGCGGTGCGATCAAGCCGGGCAACTACGCGACGAACGGCCCGCCGATCCCGGTGTGCAACCTGGCCCAGGGCCACGACGGGCACCACGTCGGGCTGATGGAGTACCACGAGTCCTGGGAGCCGTCGTGATCCCGGTCCTTCGTTGGGTGTGTTTGGACTGCGCCACCGAACTGCACGCCGACGTTGAGCAGGTAGCCGCACATGCGCAGTCCCACGGTGAAGTGGTGGCTCGGTGGCCGGACGGGAGTGTGGTGGTGGACATGTCCGACGTACCGGAGCTGTTCGAGGAGACGACATGAGCGACCTACGGGAGAAGCTGATCGCGGCGGAACTTGCGTGCGAGTTCGTCGAGTCGCAGTGGCGCTGGAACACCAACGCACAGGCCGCCGACTTTGCTCTGCCCGTCGTCGCCGAGTGGCTACGGGACGAGGCCGAGGAGTTGCGCCTACTCGCCAAGGACGCCGAGGACCGCCGCCTCGACGGCGACCCATCAGACGAACGGCACCGTGAGCGTTTTCGGGCGCAGTACGAAGTGCTCCGCAGTCGTGCCGACTCCATCGCACCACCGAAGGGAGACGAGACGTGAGCACGATAGGGACTCGAATTGTTCGCGCGGCCGACGGAACGCTCGTCACGCTGGACCACCTGTGCCCGGACATGCTCCGCTGGTCGCAGATCGGAGCTGCTGACGGGCCGCGCGGTCGTGTCGTCCGGGCGTTCTTCTGGCTGATGCGCGTATGGCCGGTGAAGTCGTGAACACCCGTGATCCTGCCGGCCCCCACGACGAGGGGACACACGGCATCTGCGGAGAGCCGGCACCGATGCTGCGACTGCTGGAAGGCGTCCCGCGGCCGGGGCCGCCGTGCGAACTTCTGGCCGGACACCCTGGCTGGCATCGCGCGCCACAGGTTGGTACGTCCCCGATGCACTGGGGCCCGAACGAGACGATGGGTTACGACTTCCCGACGCCGATCTCACCGGAGACGGCCGCTGAACTTGAGCGACTCCGTGCCGAGGTTGCCCGTCTCTCCGCCCTCCTCGACGAGGAACGGCGCAAGGTGGAACGGATACGGCTTGCATGCGATCACGCAGCGACCGGTGCCGGCCATGAACTGGGTTGGATCGTGCTCATCCGCGATCTGCTGGGTTCCGCTGATCCTGCGGGCGAGCAAGGGAGTGGAACATGGTGAAGGCCGACCCGCACCCCCTCGGTTTCGCAACGATCGACCTCATCCGGCTTCGCGGCTATCGCATCCGGCTCCATTTGTGGCGGCGGAATGCGGTGATCAACCCAGGCCGGCACAACCACCGGTGGGCGTTCATCTCGGTGCCGCTCATCGGCCGGTTTCTCGACATTCGCTATGACAGCGTCGCGGGCGACGAGTACCAGCGGCTCGTCTGCCATCCGCCGGACAGCGACGGCGCCCGGGTCATGGAGCAAGGCGGCTCCGGCGGCCTGGTCGAGCGGGCGCGACACACCCGGTGGCCATTGGTGCCATATCGCTGCCGCCTCGGTGAGATTCACACCTTTGCGCCGGCCGGCGGCGGGCCGCACGCCTCGCTGGTGTTCCTTGGAAGAGCTAGAACGGATACGTCGGACGTCTGGCCTGCGGGCGAGCAAGGAAGTGGAACATGACCGAGCCGAGCGGATTCAAGGCCGAGATGGACCGCGTCCTCGCCGAGGCGCTGTACGAGTTGAACATGAACGGCAATCTTCACCTCGAACCGACGGAGGGCGGCCTGCCGATAGTGCACAAGGCATCCACGTACATGCCGGTCTCCTGCTGCCAAATGACCGACTCGACGGGCGTCAACCACTGCAAGCACCCACCGCCACCGCCAATCCCGTGGCGCACCCGGTTGCGCTGGCGGATCCGCTCGAGGTGGGACGGGTTGCGGTTGCGGCTCGGCTCATGGGTCGCCGGCCGCGACCTGGACGAGGAGGAGTGAATGGTCCGTAACAGGAGCAACGCAAGGCCGTTCCTACTACCTCTGGCGTCAGCGGCCGAGACGTTGGGGTGGCTGTGCCGCAACCTCGTCACGGCCTACGTCTGGAACTCGCCCAACGGCCGCATCGTCATCCATCCGTCGGAGATCGAGATCGTCGTCGACGTACCGCCCGCCCCCGGCCATGGTGAGGAGGAGTGAGTGACCGATCTCGCCACCATCGGTGATGCCGTGGACGCGCTCACGAATCCGATCCTGGTCCGGGAGCCGATCTACGACCGCCAGCCCAACCGGCACCGCAAGCTCACCCGCTTGTGGACGGCCACCGTCCCGTCCCTGCTCGACCAGCTGCAGGGTGCGGTGATCCCGGGCCTGGCCTACGTCGAGGACTCCGGCGGTCACGTCCACACCACGCCGCGTTCCGTCCCGCCGGCACGGCTCGACGCGATCTCCGCCCTGCTGCGGATCGAGGTCGGCGTGACGGTCTGGTGCAACCGGGCCGACCTGCTCTGGCGCCACGATCTCACCGCCACCATGCGCGCCCTCGTCGGTGGACCGTTCAACTCCGACGACCAGGCCGACCTGTTGGCCGACCTGCGTCGCTGGCACGGCTGGGCCGCCACCCTCTCCGGCTGGCAACGGGCACCGTGGCGACCCGACGTCCCCTGCCCGTCCTGCGAGGTGAAACACACTCTCCGGGTCAGGGTGGAACGCAAGACCGCCGTCTGTGTCGAGTGCGGCGCCTACTGGACCGAGGACACCATCAGCCTGCTGGGCGAGATCATCATCGGCCTGCAGTCCCGGCCCAAGGTCGACACCCGCGCCCTGCGCACCGACGCCGTTCTGGCCCGCCGCGCGTGGGACGACCGCCGACGGGCCCACGCAACACGCCCCGACCTGCCCTACGTGCCTAGTTGACGAGATGTCCGATCTCGGCGCATGATCTGTATTGTCGTATGCACTATGCCCGGACACCCGAGAGGTGCCGGGCGTTCGTTCTGTTCGGGGGCAGGTGATGGTTGCCCGTACCGCAGGACGCAAGGGCCGCACGTGGCGCAAGGTCCAAGCCGAGGTCTACGCCGAAGAGACCCACTGCTGCCTGTGCCGCGGGTACGTCGACCAGACCCTGGCCAACTACCGCCAGTCCCGGGCCCGCTCCGTACACCACCTGATCCCACCCGACATCGCACCCGAGCTCGCCCACGACCGGGGCAACCTGCGCCTGGCCCACATCGGCTGCAACGCACGACACGGCCGCGGTGTTTATCAGGGGGGCTATTTCATGGGGGGCCCTATCACTGGCCCACCCCATGGGGCACACCCCGAGGTGGGGTCACACACAGGCGGGCGTACTCACGGGCTGCCCAGTGGTGGGCCCACCATGAGGACACCGGCCCTTGTCACGTCACGTGTGTGGTGAGGACAGGCCCAGCCCATGGTGACTGTGTGTAGTGGTGTGCCCATACCACTCCATGCATCATGCCTGTCATGCAAAGGCATGCGTCTATGCATGACATTATGTAACATCAACTCACATCACTGATACAAGCCTCTGACCTGCATGGATGGGGTAGGGGGGCGGGTATGCAACGCAAAATCCGGACAAAGAGGGACCCCGCCTCTCCCAATCTTTTACATACAAGTCCGTGCATATCCATCGATGGTGACGCACAGTGAGATGCGCCGATTGCGAGTTCGTGGCGAAGTCCCGGGCTGGGCTGGCGACGCATCGACGGCGGTCGCATCTTCAGGGTGCTGCGGCCGGGCCGAATGCCAAAGCGGTCGAGGTGACGCTGGGCGAGTTGCGGCGGATGGGCCGGTTAGAGCCGGTCGATGAGGCCCGGGTGCAGGGGTTGCGGTCGATTGCGGCCGCGTTGGATCAGAACCCGTTCAACTCGCAGATGTGGCGCGAGTACCGCGAGGCGATTGTGGGGCTGACGGCCAATGACGGCGATTCTGACTCGGTCGACCGACTTCTCGACGAGTTGTCCGCCCCGGTTCGCGACCCGCCGCCGGCCTGAGCGGGAGTCGTTCGGGCACGAGTTGGCGGCGATCGCGGTCAAGCTAGGGCAGCCGTTGATGCCGTGGCAGCGGCTGGTGGCCGATGTGGGTTGTGAGATCAACCCGAAGACGGGCCTGCCGGCGTATCGCGAGGTGCGGGTGACGATTCCCCGCCAGTCGGGCAAGACGACGCTGTTCCTGTCGTGGCAGATCAACCGGTGTGTGTCGCGGCGGTGGAAGCATCCGCAGCGTTCGGCGTTCACCGCGCAGACGGGCAAGGACGCCCGGGACAAGTGGATCGACGAGTTGTTTCCGCTGATCCGCCATTCGGAGCTGGCGGCGTTGGTGGCGGTGTCGCGGGGCGATTTGGCGATCAACAGCGGGATGGGCAACGAGTCGATCCAGTTCAAGACCGGGTCGCTGATCCGGCTGCTGTCGACGTCCACCTCGTCGGGGCATTCGAAGACGTTGCACCAGTCCGTGATGGACGAGGTGTGGCACGACACCGACGACCGGCGGGAGCAGGGGTTGCGCCCGGCGATGATCACGGTCCGGGACGCGCAGCTGCTGGTGTGCTCGACGGCCGGCACGGACGCGTCGATCGTGCTGAACCGGAAGGTCGACACCGGCCGAGCGTCGGCGCTGGCCGACTCCGGGTTCGGGGTGGCCTACTTCGAATGGTCCGCCCCGGATCGGTGGGACCCGGAAGATGAGGCGTCGTACTTCACGTTCATGCCGGCGCTGTGCCCGGATCCGCCGTGCCGCTGCGCCCCCGAAGGTGAGGGGTGGCGGCACACGATCACGGTCGAGGCGTTGCGGGCCGAGCGTGAGGCGATGGAGCCGGCCGAATTCAAACGGGCCTACGGCAACATCAAAACGTCGGCCAGCGACCTGAAGTGGCAGGTCATCCCGAGGGAGGACTGGTACACCGCCCAGGACCCCGCGTCGACCGTGCAGGATCCGGTCGGGTTGGCGGTCACCCTGTCAACGAACCGGCGGTGGGCCACCATCTTGGCGGCGGGGCGGCGTGAGGACGGGCTGTACCACCTCGAGGTTGTGGACCGGCGCGAGGGTACCGGCTGGGTGGTCGACCGGTTGAAAGACCTGCGGGACCGGTGGCGGCCGTGCGCCATCGTCATCGACAAGAGCTCACCGGCGGAGTCGCTGCACGCCGAGGCGGTCGAGGCGGGGATCGAACTCACCCCGATCCAGGCCCGCGACGTGGCCGCCGCCTGCGGTGCGCTGATCGACGGCATCTCCGGCCGGCCCTCACCGGACCCGGAGACGGGCGAGATGGGCCGGGACCCGCGGGTGCTGCGGGTGCTGCCCAACGCGGACCTGACGGCGGCCGCCGCCAGCGCGGTGACCCGGCCCCTTTCAACCGCGAAGGCGTGGGACCAACTCGCCGCCGCAGTGGACATCACCCCCATCATCGGGGTCTCGAATGCCCTGTGGGGCTACATGACCCGCGAGTCCGGCCAGCCCTTCTTCGGCGCGTGGAGGTAGCTGTGACGGTGCTCGAGCAGCGCATCGCCGCCCGTGCGGCCACGATCCGGCTGGTGCCGCTGCTGCTGACGCTCCTGGCCGCCCCGATCGTCGCGGTCGGGTGGCTGACCTACCGCACCGGTCGGTCGGTCGGTGTGGGGTTGCGGTGGACGGCGGCCGCGTTCATGGTCGGCTACGACGCGGGTCGTTCACGTGCTGGCTGACCTGGTGCGCCGACGCGCCAGCCGGGTGGAGGAGCGGTTCTCGGCCGACGACTGGCTGTCCAACTACCTGATCCCGGCCACGAACGCCGGGTTCTGGGCCGGAAGTTCCGGCCGGGTCACCGAGGTCCAGCAGTCCCTGCCGGCCTATGCGGCGATGCTGCGCGGCTCACCGCCGGCGTTCGCGGCGCAGATGGTCCGGGCCATGGTCCTGTCGCAAGCGAGGTTCACGTTCCGGACCCGCCCGTCCGGGCAGAACGCCCGCAAGACGTTCGGCACCCGGGAGTTGTCGATCCTCGAGCGGCCGTGGCCCAACGCCACCACCGGCGAACTGATCACCCGGATGGAGTGGCATGCCGGGCTGGCCGGCAACGCCTACGTGGTGCGCCAGCCCTCCCGGCTGCGGGTGCTGCGGCCGGACTGGGTCGCGATCGTGTACGGGTCGGACCAGGAACCCGAGGATGCCGCGTTCGCGCTCGACGGGGAGATCATCGGCTACGTCTACGCCAACGGCGGCCTGTCCGCCCCCGGCGACGGGTCGGTGACCGGCTGGCGCAACCGGATCCACACCCTGCTCCCGGACGAGGTGGCCCACTGGAGCCCGCTCTCCGACCCGGAGGGGTCGGGGATCGGCATGTCGTGGCTGACCCCGGCGATCCGCGACATCCAGTCGGACAAGGCCGCCACCGAGCACAAGGTGCGGTTCTTCACCAACGGCGCCACCCCGAACCTGGTCGTCAAGGGCCTCACGGCCACGACGAAACCGCAGTTCGACGAGCTGGTCGAGATGATGGATGCCCGCCTCGCCGGGGTCGCCAACGCGTACCGCACCCTGTACCTGACCGCCGGGGCGGACGCGACCGTGGTCAGCCCCAACTTCCGCGACATGGACCTCAAGAGCATCCAAGGTGCCGGGGAGACGCGCATCGCTGTCCTCAGCCGGGTGCCGGCGCCGATCCTGAACATCGCCGAGGGCCTGTCCGGGGCGAGCCTGAACGCCGGGAACCTGGGCCAGTCGCGGCGCAACTTCGCCGACTCGTGGATCTACCCGACGTTGCAGGACCTGTCCGCCACCCTCTCATCGGTGGTGAACGTCCCGTCCGACGCGGAACTGTGGGCCGACACGACCGACATGCCGATCCTGCGCGAGGACGCGAAGGACGCCGCCGAGATCGAGGACCTGAAGGCCACCACCGTCACCAAGTATGTGCGGGAAGGCTTCACCGCCGAGTCGTCGATCGCCGCCGTCCGCTCCGGCGACATCAGTCTCCTGAAGCACACCGGTTATCTCTCCGTCCAGGTGCAGAAGCCGGGCGAGGACCCGGACAAGCCGGAGGCAGAGACACCGCTCGACCTGACCAGACCGGGCAAGTGATGGACGCCCTGACCCGGCACCGGATGCTCACCCTTGCCGGGGTCGAGGTCCGCGCGGTCGAGGGTGGCGGCGGCGGGGGCCGCACCTACCTGCGTGACCCGGCGGGCACCTCAACCGGCGGCCAGTTCACGAAGGACCCGAACGCGGCCAAGAAGACCACCACCAAGAGCTCCGCGAAGAAGAAGTCCGACGGGGACCTGCGCCGCGGCGCGCGGGGCGAACAGGTACGGAAACTGCAGCAGGCCCTGACCGCCGCGGGGTTCAAAACCACCGTCGACGGGATCTTCGGCCCGAAGACCGAGGCGTCGGTGCGGGCGGCGCAGAAGAAGTTCGGCCTGCCCGTGACCGGGGTCGTGACACCGGAGCTGCTGCGGCGCCTGTCCACCCAGTCCATGGGTGACGCCCCCGGGCCGTCCCAATCCGTCGGGTCGAAGGGCCTCAAATCGGGTGACCGCGGCGCCGAAGTGACCGACCTGCAGCGGCTGATGTCGCTGCTTGGCGTCAAGACCGACACGGACGGCGTCTACGGGCCGAAGACCGTCGCGTCGGTGAAGGCCATCCAGCGCAAGTTGGGGCTGAAGGAGACCGGCTCCGCCTCGGCGGCGCTGATCCGCAAGATGGCCGACGCCGCCCGGCTGTCGCCCTGTCTCGGCGCCTCGCAGCGCCGCGACCTGGAACAGATCGACCTCGAGGCCCGCGGCTGGGCCGACGACGAGATCGAGGACCGGTCCGAGCCGGAATCCGAGCCCGAGGAGCTCTTCGACGTCGAGATCGACGACTTTGCCGACCTCGATGAGTCGGACAGACGCGGCCGGGAACTCGCCCTCGCCGGCTTCGAGGTCCGCCAGGACGAGACCGTCCGGGCCCTCATCTACGCGCTGGACCTGTTCGAGGAACGCCGCAAGGCGCCGCTGCGGATCCCGAAAGGCTTCGAGGGCGGCGGCCGGTTCCGTTCCCTCTCCGACACGGTCTTCAAGAAGCTCGCCGAATGGGCGAAGGGGGATGGCCCCGACGACCCGTTCGAGGGCATGGGTCTGTCGGACGACGCGAAACGCCGGCGCGAGCAGCTCCGTAGGGTGGCGAAGGCCCGCGGGCTGACTCTTCGCCGGGGCGCGTCCGAGAACGAGATCAAAAACGCCCTGCTGGATGACGTGCGCGGCGGCGCCAAGAGCAAGCGTGAGGACAAGAAGACCCTCGACGCGAAGCCCGCGCCAGCGAAGAAGGCGGCCCCCGCCAAGAAGGCCACCGTCGACGTAGCCGACGCACCGGATCCGAAGGCCCCGGCAGCAAAGGCGCTTACCGGCGATGCGGCGCTGGCTGTTGCGCCGATTGACTTTACGAAGGCCGAGTCGGGTCTTACGCCTGATGAGGAGCGGGTGTTTGAGTTCTACGTAGGTGATGGCGCTTATCTGATCAATCCGGTGTTGCGCGAGTGGAAGGGCGGAACGGCCCCGGGTGACGACGAAACCGCGGACGAGATCCGGCTCATGGACGCCGCGATGGCCCGCTCGCCGCTTACCGCTGACATTCAAGTCGAGCGCGGTATCTCGCACGGCGCAGACGATGACATGTTCGGCGAGCAGCGATGGAGTAAGAACCTCACCGGGGCGACGCTTCTCGACTACGGCTTCATGTCCACGACGACGCGACCCGGCCGAGGTGCCCACTACGCCGAGCAGGAGGGCGAGCCGTTTGAACAGGCCACACTCCACATCCGTGTACCAGCGGGTACCCAGGCCATCAAGCTCTCCGACCGGGAGTCGGAGCTATTGCTTCAACGCGGGTTGACCATCAGGGTCGCCTCCGATTCGGGCTTTGACGCGAATGGCGGCCGGCGTATTGAGGCTGAGATTGTCCCGAAGAAGGCGGCCCCCGCCAAGAAGGCCACCGTCGACGTAGCCGACGCACCGGATCCGGCCGAGTCCCTTCGGGACGAACTCGACCTGAAGAAGGTCCCCGAACTGAAGGCCCAACTGCGTGAGATCAACGTCGAGCGGAAGGCCATGGGACTCCCGGCCCTGCCGTTGAGTGGACGCAAACGGGAACTGGTCGACCGGCTGGTCGACGCGCAGGCGGGCGACTCGACGAAGCCGTTCGCGAAGCGGCTCACCTCGGCGGCGGGCGGAGACGCAGCTCTGGCCGCGACACCGTACCGGCGGTGGGAGGAACCGGAGGACAAGTTCCGGGACTCGGTGTACTTCTACACCGGCGGCGGGTATCTCGGCATCAACGAGGATCTCCGGCTGGGTCGGACCGACCCGCGGACCACGAAGCACATCAAGAACATCGACGCCGCCATGGCCGATTCGCCGCTCACCCAGGATGTGCGTGTTACCCGCGGCATCCGGGTGCCGCAGGACGTGTTCGGCGACAAGTGGAACGACACCGACGTCACCGGACTGACCTGGACCGAGAAGTCGTACGTGTCCACGTCCGCCAACGAGGGCGCTACGGGCCGGACCTACTTCACCGGTGAGAGCGGCGTCCGAATGACCATCCTCGCCCCGCAGGGCACGGGCGCGCTGGCTGCATCGAGCGACGGTGAGAAGGAGTTGCTCCTCAACCGTGGGCTCCGGTTCCGTATCGTCCGGGACAACGGCGTCGTCAACGGCGTCCGCCACGTCGACGTGGAGGTGGTTCCGTGACCGAACCCCCCAACAAGGCCGAACCCGACGACCGCTTCTTCATGGACTATCCCGTCGAGGCCGAGTACGTCGAGGAAGACGAACCCGAAGACGAAGACGAAGACGAAGAGTCCACCCCATGAAGGGAAACATCATGCGCAGGTTCGCACTCGTAGCGGCAGCGGTGTTCGCGTCGCTGGCCCTGGCCACCCCCGCCTATGCCGACGCAACCGCTCCCACCGACGGTGGCAGCAAGAACGGCACCGGCTCGTCCGGCAACTGCACTGGCCCCATGGCCGAGCGTCCGCCAGCGTGTCACAACAGCACCGGCAACGACGGCAACTAACCCACCAACCCCGAAGGGGCATCGCAGCCGCGGTGCCCCTTGCGCATGCCCGGAGGTGACCGTGGATCCGGAGTTGCGGGACCGCACCCTCCGCCTGCTCGGCGTCGACCTGCGCGGCGTAGACGTCACACCCGGCAACGACCAGCTGCACCACTACTGGACCCGCGGCAAGGGGCTGGCGAAGTGGCGCGGCTCCCCGCACCCGTGGACCACCCTTGTCGCGCTCCTCACCCGCCACCGCCACGTCGGCCCGCAGAAGGCGAAGGTCTTCGCCAGCCGCTGGTTCCACGAGGTGTTCGGCTATTACTCCGGCTCCGATTTGCACAGAGTCCACTCCGGCAAGCCGCCCCGCGGCGATCGCATCGGCCCCGGCTGACCTGAATTGAGGTGACGCGGTGCGTGACCTCGGCGTCAGCGTGCGCTCATACGACTTCGACCTGCGCTCGGTCGGACGCAACGGCCGCCGCCTGGTCGGGACGGTGGCGGTGTTCAATCGCCGCGCCCGCATCCCGGACCGCAACGGCGACTTCGAAGAGGAGATCATGCCCGGCTTCGCCGACCGGTCGCTGCGCGAGTTTGGCGTCCCGGTCATGCAATTTGACCACGGCAAAGACCCCCGGGTCGGCACCGTTCCGATCGGCCGCTATGAGGTGTTCGAACGCACCGCCGCCGGCTACGACGTCGAAGGGGACCTGTTCGACAACGACGTTGTCGAACCCGTCCGGCAGGCCATCGAAGGCAAGGCCATCAAGGGCATGTCGTTCCGGTTCCAGGTGACCAAGGGCGGCGACAGGTGGGAACGCCGCAACGGCGGCATGGACCTGCGTCAGGTCATCGACGCCGACGTGCCAGAGGCCGGACCCGTCGTCTTCGCGGCCTACCGCGACACCGCTGTCGCCGTCCGCACGTTGTGGGCCGCGCTCGACCCTGACGAACAGGCCGAGATGCGCCGCTACGCGGGCATGTCAACAGACCTCACCGGGGTGCCGTCCACGCGGAGTGGCGGCCGCGGTGACCCCGATGTGAAGCCCAGGGAGGGCGACACGTCAGCACACACCCACCGGGCCAGGGCCCTTCAACTCCTGCGCCCACCCGTCAACCTCCCTAGGAGAAATCAGTGAGCCTGACCAACATTCTCGAGGAGATGCGCGGCAAGGACGCTGCCGACCTCGACGAGAACAGCTACCCGGACGAGGTCCGCGGTAAGACCCCCGACGAGCTCGTCCAGCTGGTCGAGATCCTCGACGCCCACCTGCGGTCCCTGCACCAGGAGGAGACCGGCGAGCTGCGCGACCAGACCCCGGACGAGAAGAAGGCGTTCTTCTACGGCCTCGAGGTCCGCAAGGCTGCCCTCGCCCGCATCGAAGAGCACCGTGCCGTGTCGGACGTGTTCTCCCGCCGGCCCGAGTCGGTGAAGCGGGTCTACGCCAATATCGCCCGCGGCCTCGACGACACCCCCGGCGACGTGCGCCGGCTGACCCCCATCGAGGCCCGCGAGCGGGCCATGCGGACGCTGGACAGCCGCCACGACACGGCCTACATGACCGCCGACCAGAAGGGCGAGGTGGAGCGGCAGATCCGCCGCGACCCCGACATCGCCCGCCGGGTCATCGTCACCGAAACCGAGGACTACCGCAACGCCTGGATGAAGCTCGTCACCCAGGCCGACGCGGCGATCACCCTCACCGACGAGGAACGGGCCGCGGTCCGCTCCTACCAGGAATACCGCGCCATGTCGGAGAACACGACCACTGCCGGCGGGTTCGGAATCCCGGTATTCATCGATCCCTCGATCATCCTCACGGCGCAGGAGTCGGAGAACCCGTTCCTGTCCCTGGCCCGCCAGGTCACGGTCAACACCAACCAGTGGAAGGGCGTCTCGTCCGCCGGTGTCACGTGGGCATTCCAGACTGAAGCCGCGGCGACCACGGACAACAGCCCGGTGCTGGCCCAGCCGACCGTGCTCGTCCACATGGCGAGGGGCTTCATTCCTTTCTCGATCGAGGTCGGGCAGGACTATCCCTCGTTCGCCGAGGAGATGTCCCGGCTTCTCGCCGAGGGCTACGACGAGCTCCTGGTGGACAAGTTCACCCGCGGTTCGGGTTCGGGCGAGCCGACCGGCCTGCTCACCGCCCTGTCGGCGAACACCAACGTGCGGGTCACCGTTGGGACGGCGGGCACCAACTTCTCGGCCGGCGACCCGTACAAGGTCTGGAAGGCGCTGCCGCAGAAGTACCGCCGGCGGGCCGCCTGGCTCATGGGCGTCGACGTGAACAACGCCATCCGTCAGTTGGGTACGGCGAACGTGTTCCACGCGTTCACCGAGAACCTGACCGCCGAATGGCTGGCGATCCTGTTCAACAAGGCGGTGCACGAGTCGCCGTACATGCCCGACACCACCACGACGACCTCCGGCAACAACGGTCTGGCGATCGTCGGGGACTTCCAGAACTACGTGATCGCAAGGCGCGGCGGAATGTCTGTTGAGCTCGTGCAGCATCTCGTGGACGTCACGAACAACCGGCCCACAGGTCAGCGCGGCTGGTTCGCATATGCCCGGATCGGCGGCAACAGTGTCAATGACCTGGGCTTCCGCCTTCTGGTCAACACCTGATCTGTCCGAATCGAAGGAGTGAATCCGTGTCCCAGCCCACCAAGCCTGAGACGAAGCCTGAGGAGAGCAAGGCGAAGGCGAAGGACCTGGCCCCTGCTGGCCAGTCCGGCGACCCGACCGTCCACAAGTTGCTCGCCGAGCGCCAGGGGCATCTGCTGGCGCTCACCCCGGACCCCGACTACCAGGCCCGCCGCGACGCGGCGCAGGCCGCCATCGACGAGATCGACGGCTCTCTCGCCGATCTCGGATTCTCCGCCAAGTAACCCATCGACCCGCCAGCCCCGCTTCCTCCGGAGCGGGGCTGGCGTCTATCCGGAGGAATGTCATGGATGTTGTGTATGCGACGGTGACTGCCCAGGTGCAGCTGTCGACAGGAGTCCGGTCCACCGTCCTGAAGGGGACGCACTGGCCGGCGAACGATCCGGTGGTCCGTGATCACCCGGACTGGTTTAGCACGGACGCCCGGTACGGGATGAACTACTCGGTCGAGCCAGCCGGCTACGACGCGCCGGTTGAGCAGGCGACGAACAACCCGGGCGAGCGGCGGAGCACCCGCCGTGGCTGAGGGAATGACCGCTAGTCGGGTCGCGACCTTGCCGCGGCACCTGGTCGACACCCTGCCGCCCGGGCGCTACTCACCCGACTGCGCCGACGGTGACTTCGGTTGTGAGCACTGGGCTCACGGAACCAAGTCGCCAGAGGGCAACGTGATCCTTTCCGCCGAGTTCGCCACCTTCCTGGATTCGAAGGCCAGCCATGGCTGACCGCAAAGAGTCGATCGCCAGGGCCGAGGCTCTTGGGTTCACCCTCGAGTCTGCCGTCGCCGCCGTTGAGGCCAATGACCTGCGACTGTTGAAGCACTCCGGGAAAATGCGCGTGCCGCTGGACCCGGCCCAGACGACGTCCGACGCGGTGACGGTGGCGTACGTCCACCAGAACGGGGTCACCTACTCGTGGCATCACTCGATGGTCGAGATGGTCGGGTATGACCTGTCCAACAGCGGCAGGATCATGGCCGGCGGCTACATCGCGATGCGGTGCGGCTCGGACGGGCTGGTTGAGGCACGTAACAGGGCGGTGCGGCACTTCCTGGAGGACAAGCCGGCCGACTGGTTCTTCTGGATCGACACCGACATGGGCTTCGAACCGGACACGGTGGACCGGCTGCTGGAGGCGGCGGATCCGGTCGAGCGTCCGATCGTAGGCGCGCTGTGTTTCTCGATGCGGGAAACCCACTCGGACGAGATGGGCGGCTGGCGTACCGCGCCGACACCGACCATCTTCGACTGGGCGCATCTGAAGAAGGTCAAGGACGCCGGGCTGACGGAGGAGATGGGCTTCGCGGTCCGCTGGGACTACCCGCCCGACACGCTGGTGCGGTGCACCGGTACCGGGTCGGCGTGCATCCTGATCCACCGCAGCGTCTTCGAACGGATCGAGGAGGCGCACGGGCCGATCTGGTACAACAAGGTCCCCAACACGTCGACCGGGCAGATCGTGTCGGAGGATCTGTCGTTCTGCCTGCGGGCTGGGGCGTTGAACATCCCGGTCTACGTGCACACCGGTGTGCGGACGACGCATCTGAAGCCGGCCTGGGTCGCGGAGGAGGACTACTGGCTGCACCGGGCCGTCACCCCGGCGCCGGGGACGGTGGAGGAACACAACCGGAAGATCGAGCAGCAGCTGGCTGAGCCGGCGTGGATGGTGCCCCGGTTCGCGATCATCCCGACCCACAACCGCCCAGCCCGGCTGCTGTCGCTGGTGTCTTCGCTGGGCACGCAGTGCGACACGATCGTCGTCCTGGACAACGCGTCCGATCCGCCGGTGGATGAGGGCAAGTTGCAGGCGGCGGTACCCGAGCACGTCACCGTCTCGGTGATCCGCGACGAGCAGCAGCCGCCGCACCTGTCCCGGTTCTGGAACGTCATGTACGACCGGTGCGCCGAACTCGCCACCGGCCCGGAGTGGGACGTGGCGTCGTTCAACGACGACGCAGTCGTCCCGGCCGGCTGGTACAACACCTGCGCCACCGCGCTGCGCGAGCACGACAAGGCCGTCGTCGCGCACACCGGCACCCAACTCGTGGCCGAGTCGGATCTGCTGGACTCGTACCCGTTCGACCGGCACCGGCGGATGACGCCGTGGGCGCACGTGGTCAAGGGCGAGGCCGGGCTGCGGGCCGACGAGTCGATGCACTGGTGGTACTTCGACGACGACTTCTGCCGCCAGGCGATCGACGCCGGCGGTGTGCTCGCCGTCCCCGGACCGCTGGTCGTCAATGCCGGGGCGAACTCGTCGACCGTCGGAGCGCTGGCCGAGCAGGCGCAGCGGGACCAGCAGACGTTCGCCGCGAAGTGGGGCGGCAACCCGTGATCGGCTACGGCACGTGTGTCGGGTCGTGGGAGAAGCTCCGCCGCAACGTCATTCCCTGGATCGGGGACCGGCCACTGCTCGGCCTGTCCGGGCAGACATCCCTGACGGTCGCCTACAACACCATCCTCGACGCCTACCGCGGTAGAGGTCTCGACGCGGTCGTCCTGCTGCACGACGACCTCGAGATCACCGACCCGGAGGCGGAGGCGAAACTCCTGGCGCCGCTGTCCGACCCGGATGTGGCGATGGTCGGGGTGTGTGGCGGGAAGGGCGACAAGTCGCTGGCGTGGTGGAACTCGGAGACCGTCGGGCATCAGCTGACTGACTCGGGGATGCTCGACTTCGGCGCCCGGACCGGGGATGTGGCGTTCATCGAGGGCAGCATCATGCTGTTCTCGCCGTGGGCGGTCGAGCACCTGCGCTTCGACACCCGCTACCCGGGGTTCCTGGGCTATGACGACGTCTGCCTGACCGCCCGGGAGGCCGGCAAGCGGGTGACGGTGGTCGATGTGGACACCCACCACCACACGACGGTCGGGTTCAAGTCCGCGGCCATCGCCGCCGCGTGGGATGTGGCGAAGGAGATGTTCCAGGAGAAGTGGTGGAGCCAATGAGGCGCACCACCTGTTCGGCCTGCGGCCACACCGACCTGGAGCAGTTCCTCGACCTGGGCCGCTCGCCGATCGCCGACGCCTACACCGCCACCGCGGACGAGAAGTCGCCGACGTATCCGCTGCAGGTGGCGGTGTGCTCCAAGTGCCGCCTCGTGCAGCTGTTGGAGGTGCTGGACGGGCAGACCCTGTTCGGCACCGGGTACAGCTTCTACTCGTCGGCGTCGCCGCCGCTGTCGGCCTACCACGCCGCCTACGCCGCCGACGTGCTCGAGCGGTATCCGGATCTAGTCGCACGGGGTGTGGTCGAGGTCGGCTGCAACGACGGGGACATGTTGCGCCACTTCGCCGACTTCCCGGCGATCGGTGTCGACCCGGCCGAAGGACCCGCCCACGTGGCGCGGGAGCGTGGGCTGGATGTGCTGGTGCGCCCGTTCGGCCTGGCGGCGGCGCACGAGATCCGGGACCGGCGTGGCCGGGCCGGAATCGTCATCGCCAACCACGTGCTGGCCCACGTCGAGGACGTGGCCGACGTGCTGGCCGGGATCGGCGCGATCCTGGCCCCGGACGGGATCGCGATGGTCGAGGTGCAGTACCTGCCCGACCTGTTGGTCAACAACGCGTTCGATCTCGTCTACCACGAGCACCGCAACTTCTTCTCCCTGTCGAGTCTCGAGCAGGCGGCGGCACGGCACGGCCTGAGGGTGCTCGACGCCGAGCTCACCGACCGGCAGGGCGGGTCGTTGCGGGTAACACTCGGCTTCGGCGGGTGGGTCAATGGCCGCGTCGCCGCCCGGCGAGCATCGGAGACGTGGCTCAACTCATTCGGCGCCTACGAAGGGATGCAGGGCCGGGCCGAGCGGATCCGCTACCGGCTGGTCGATCTGGTGGCCGCGTCGGGGACGGTCGCTGTCTACGGCGCGCCCGCGAAAGCGACCACGTTGTTGAACTTCTGCGGCCTCACCTCGGTCGACCTGGCATGGTGCGAGGACACGACCGAAGCCAAGCAGGGCCGGCACATCCCCGGCACTGGTATCCCGATCGTGAAGCCGGGCGGTTGCGGTTGGCCCGACGCCTACGTGCTGGCCGCGTGGAACTACAGCGGCCCGATCATGGCGAACAACCCGGGCAACACGTGGATCGTCCCGTTCCCGGCGCCGATGGTGTACGGGTGAGAGCACTCGTCCTCGGGGTGCTGGGCCAGGACGGCTCCTACCTCGCCGAACAGCTGCTGGCCGACGGGCATGACGTGTGGGGCATGGTGCGCCGGTCGAACGTCACCTCCCCGGCCCGGCTGCTGACCGGGGATCTGCTGGACCAGGACTCGATGGAACGGGTGCTGAAGACGTGCCGGCCGGATGTGGTGTTCAACCTCGCTGCGGTCACGTCGCCGGGCGGGGCGTGGGGAACCCCGCAGCCGCCGATGCTCGCCGACGTCACCGGCGTCGGGGTGGTCCGGCTGCTTGACGCGATGCTCAACTGCGCCCCCGATGCGAGGCTGGTGCACGCGTCGTCGTCGGCGATCTACGACCCGAACCGGTACGGCCTGTACGGGGTGGCGAAGCAGTTCGCCCACCACGCCGTCGCCGGCTACCGCCGCTCACTGTGGTGCTCGAACGCGGTGCTGTACTCGCACACCTCACCCCGCCAGGACCCGCGGTTCCTGGCCCGGCGGATCTGTGCCACCATCGCCCGGTTCCGCTCGAGTGGCGAACGGCTGGTGTTGGGGGATGTCGAGTCTCGCCGCGACTGGGGTTACGCCCCCGACTACACCCGGGCGTTGGCGCTGATCGCCCACCACGGCAGTCCGGGGGATTTCGTGGTGGCGACCGGCCGGACCCATTCGGTCCGGGACATGGTCGAGGTCGCGTTGGCGTGGGCCGACCTGGACTGGGACGACGTGGTAACCGTGGACCGCACGTTGCCGCGGGTGCCGAACGAGGTCAACCCGGACCAGGACGGCCGGATCGCCACCCGCAAGGCGTTGGGGTGGAAGCCGGAGACCGGGTTCGAGGACATGGTCCGGCTGATGGTGCAGGCGTGATCACGGTCGTCATCCCCACCATCGACGGCCGGGAAGACCTCCTCAAACGTGCCATCGCGTCGGTCGAGGCGCAGACGTTGCGGGCGGAGACGGTCCTGGTCCAGCACGACCCGGGCCGGCTGGGTGCGGCGACGGCCCGGAACAAGGCGTTGGAGCGGGTCGCCACCGAATGGGTGGCGTGGCTCGACGACGACGACGAGCTCAAACCCAACCACCTGCGGGCCTGCCTGCGCCATGCGTGGATCACCGGCGCCGACGTGGTGTACCCGGGCTATGACGCGGTCGGCGACGACCCGGTCGACTGCTTCGGGGTGCCGTTCGACCCGGTGCTGCTACGGCGGCGCAACTTCATCCCGGTCACCACCCTGTGCCGGACGGCGGCGGTCAAGGCGGTGGGCGGGTTCCAAGCCCACCCGGACGAGAACGGCGACCCGTGCGAGGACTGGGGCCTGTGGCTGGCCCTGCACGAGGCGGGGGCGACGTTCTCCCACCTACCCCAACGAACCTGGATTTGGCATGTGATCGGCGGCACCCGTGGCCGCCCAGGCAGATAGGACGACACCATGGCCGTAGGGCTTGCCTCCGGCGAGGCCGCGAAGATCCTCGACGCGTTGGGCAACGCGTCGAACTACACCGCCCCGACCGCGTTCTGGATCCAGCTGCACACCGCCGACCCCGGTGCGGCCGGCACCACCGCGGTCGCCGGCAACGCCACCCGCAAACAAGCCTCGTTCGGGGCCGCGTCGGGTGGCGCGATCGCCAACGACGCCGCCCTGACCTGGACCACCGGCGAGGTCGACACGGCTGAGGACTACACCCACTGGTCGGCGTGGACGGCCAGCACGGCGGGCACGTTCCTCGCCTCGGGCACCATGACCGCCAACGCTGTCCTGGTCGGCGACACATTCACCATCAACACCGGCGACCTGGACCTGACCTTGTCCGTTGCCGCGTGACCTAGCCCCCGGGGCGCCCTTGCCGGCACTCACAAGATGACGGGGCACAACGCCCCGAGGGTGTCGCCCATGCTGCCAGTTCGTCACGTTGAGGGGAAGTCCTGCCATGCCACTGTCGGTCGACAACATCATCCAGTCCAAGAGCGGCAGCTTCGACGGGACGTCCGGTACGGCGTCGCTGGACTTGGAAACCACCGCCGGGACGATGATTGTCCTGATCACGTCGCTCGGCATCGCCGGGTCCGGATCCCCCGCCTACCAGGTGACGCCGCCGGCCGGGTTCACCCCGATCGGCGGCAACGAGCTGAACGAGGTCGCCGGCACGACGACGACCCGCAAGGTCGACGTGCTGCTCTCGGCGAAGCGCAACGGCGCCGGCGGGGAGACGTCGTGGACGCTGGACATGCTGAACGGCAACGGCACCCAGGTGTGCTGGACGGTGCTGGAGATCGAAGGCGCCGGGGTCGACCCGCTGGAGACGTGGTATGTCAGCACGACCGCCGCGACCTCGCTGTACGACGGCGGTACCCCGTCGACGATCGGCACCGGCTCAACGATCGCGTCGAGCTGCTTCGACGTGCTGGCGATCTCGGTTCACGCGGCCCGCAGCAACAACACGACCGTGGTCACCTGGTCGGATCAGACCGACGGGTTCACCGAGTTCGGCGAGGTCAGCCAGGTCAACGCCACCAACGCCCTGTCGATGGTGGTGTCGTACAAGCCGTCGCTCGCGCTGGGGACCTTCTCCTCCACGGCGACGCTGAGCACCGCATCGCCGGCCTGCGGCGCGGTCATCGTGCTGTACGCGGACAGCGCGAAGCACGCCCCGAACCTGCGGGCCATCTTCGGCGCGGAGATCGGCACCGGGGACGGGCTCACCGCGGGCAGTGTTGACGGGAACGGCTTTAACTCGTTCGCGCCGTGGGCGTCGTCGGCGGGTGCGCCGGAGATCGTCACCGCGCATCCCCGCACGGGTAGCTACGCGATGAAACTGTCGTCGTCGGCGGCGGCCGAATGGGTGGCGTGGAACAACCCCGGCACCTTGAACAACGGGCAGATCACCGCCCACGTCGGCCGGGTGTGGACCGGTCGGGTGTGTTTCTACTTCGAGACTTCGCTGCCCTCCGCCGATGTGGAGTTGTTCAGCGTGGAGGCCGGGTCGGCCGCGAACGGGTTCGTGTGCTGGTTCCGCAACGGCACGTCGAAGATCGCGATGAAGTCGGGCACCGGCACTGAGATAGCCTCCGACGCCACCGTCGTGGCCGGTCAGTACATCGCCGTGGACTTCCGCTACGACACCCGCAACGCGACCCACACGCTGGACTGGCAGGTCGACTACAACGCCGACCCGGCCGACACGACGGCACCGGTGGCGCAGACGCAGGCGACCGGCGGCGGCACGTCGGCCGCCACCATCAGCGAGGTCGTGGTGGGGTGGAAGTCGGCCCAGTCGGCGACCGTGTTCTACGACGACATCGCGGGCGGGTGGAGTTGGGGCATGTACCCGATCGGGGATCTGCGCATCACCCCGGTCAAGGTGGACACCGCCGGTACCGCCACTGTGTCGGGCACTGCCGG